ATGTTCAATGGGTTCAGCTTCGCGAGATCGCATGGCAGAATCGACTCGACCGTCTCTTTGATCGGGTCGATATGAATGAACAGGTGCATTTCTTCGATGAAGAATAAATAACACCGAAAGGTGGCTGGAGGACACCATGCTAAATAAGCAAGAAACAAAAGAATGGACGCTTTCGAGGATGCGAGAATTCCTCGGCCAACTCGAAGCAGAAACCGACCCGATGAAAATTGAGGGTTTGACCTACACCCTCATGCGAACTGCCGAACACGCCTACAATCACCTGCACGACCTGAATCGGCAAGAAGTGGTGAAGCCGTGAGGCTCTTTGATACGCCCGGAGCCGATGTCGCTTACGATCGCTGGCTCACCACAACACCCGAGGATCGCGCCCACCCATCCGAATGCAATTGTGAAAAGTGCCATGAATGGCACATCGACGAAGGAATGGTGATCGAAAACGCCGTTGATTGGGGGATCGATTTCCAATGTTGTGTCGATGAGTTTGATTTGATGGTCGAGAAAAAACAAGCCTGCCGAACCCACCCCAAATCTTATTTTGAACCTGCCACAAAAACAGAACCCGCCCATTGTGAAGGATGTGAACCGGAGTATTTCAAATGAGCGAATTTCATGGCATCAGGGATTGGCGATCTCATCACTTCACCGGGGAGGAAAACCCGAAAGATGTGAAAGGGATTCTCTGTCGGAATTGCGCTTGTTGTGGATTGTCTCAACCGTGGCGACACCTCACCTTGAATGGATCGCTCGGGAGAATTCTGCTTCATGTGGCAATGAATAACACCGACAAGGAAGTGGAGTACCGGAAGGATAAGCATGATTCAAAATCGGAGATGATCAAGGAAACGATCAAGAATGCCTTCACCATCGACTATTTCAGGGATCGGGCGAAAGCCAATTCGTATTACAACAACATTGGGAAATTGAAGTGGTGGGGATTTCTCCGCCAAAAAGAGGAATGGAACCGATTCGGGATTTATCAATTTACAGGAGTCGCCTTTGCGTTCTTGCATGGGAAAACGCGGCACACCAAAGGCATTGTGGTGTGGGAGGATGCTGGGTATATCGCGTGGAGATCCAAACAGCAGGTGGATTTCAAAGAAGCGATGGCGAAAAGTTTTTCCGAGGTATCGCACTACTTGGAAGATTGGGCTGGCAAGAACCCATTTCGGCTCGGGGATGAGGATCAGCCAGAATTGTTCTAACAGGAGGAAAAATCATGTTCGGATTATTCGAGAAAAAATATCTGTGTACCCGATGCCACTATCAAGGCCGAGCCGAGGACATCACGCCCGGAAATCTCGGGGTGGAAATATTCGCGTGGCTCTTGATGGTTTTGCCGGGGATCATCTACACGCTCTGGCGCAAAGCGAATGCGTACAAGGGATGCCCAAAATGCCAGTCAAAAGAAATCGTGCCGCTGGATTCTCCGGCGGCGAAAAAAATGTTGGCGGCATGATCGATATGGGGCGGCAACTTCGGAGGGGGGTTGCCTGCCCCGCAGTTTGTGGTAGAATCGTTCTATGGCGTTATTACGGAATACATTGAAATGGTTCTTGCGACTGTTCGAGAAAAGAAAATACCCCGCATGGCACGATTGAGGCGGCCTATGCAATTCAACATCACGCTCACCGACGATGAAAGAGAGTACATCAAGCGGGAGGCGTATGAACGAGGATTGTCGGCGAATTCGTTTATCAGGGCGAAACTTTTGAAGAATGGGTGGAGAGAGGAATTGTATGGCCACCGAATGAATCAGCCGTCGGATTGGGATAAAAGAAAATGAGCCTGTGGAGTGCCGTCGCGTCAGAATGCCGGAAACGAGGACACGATATTCAAACGATTGATGGACGGGTGCAGAATTTGGTTTACCAGAAAGGCGATGCGCGGCAGGTTCTCGATTACTATGACGGTATGTATTATTTCTGCAAAAGGCGTGGATGTGAATGGAGCCAGTATATCGGATCAACGCAACCCTATCGGCGCGAGGTGGTGAATGGTTCAGGAATTGAGAATCAAAGTTCCGCCGCATAAGTGTTCTTGCGGGGTGACTTGCTACCGGATGAGTCCGCAATTCAAAGATAAATGGGCAACGGGAATCACGCAATCGCTCATCAAAATTATCGACACGGTGGAACGCGGGGCCGTCAGTCATCCGAAACCCTTCTTGCTTGTTGAAATCTGGAAGATCATTACTCGGGCGGTGAAGGAATTTCCGAATGCTAAAGTTCGGCGAGATCATTGACGAAACATTATTCGGGCCTCGAAAGAAGTCGGTCAACCCCTGCGTGGAACTTTATGGGGAAGGGCCGAAGAATAAGCGGTGCAAGCATTGTAGGCACTTCATCGTTCATCAGCATGGGAATCGCTATTTCAAGTGCGCGTTTCGGAAAATAACGCACGGCCCCGCGACGGATCATCGAGCGAATTGGCCGACGTGTGGAAAGTATGAGCCTGATACCAGAGAAATGTGATCGATGTAAATCGCCCATTCGTCCTGTGTGGGGAAATGGTCGGGCGGCATTGAAATGCACGGCGACAAATTGCGAGTGGGAAATGTCGGCTCAAGATTATGCCGACCGAATGCGAAGAATGGAGCGCGGAGAAAAGGGGCGCAATGAATATCTCGATGAGGACAGTTACGACGAATGAGCGGACGATATCCGAGCGAGCCTGAATTGAAAGAAATCGAGAAGTGGCCAATGGAGAAAGGCTGGAATGAATTGCTCGATTTCGTGTGGTCAATATGGGAATACGCCGACATCGGTTATTGCCGGAAGATCGGCTCGCGGTTTTGGTTCTCAACAGGCGGATGGTCGGGGAATGAGGAAATCATCGGGGCGATGAAGAACAACTGGATGTTTTGGTCAATGTGTTGGTATTCGTCGAGACGGGGTGGCCATTTCAGATTTCAGGTGCCAAAAACAGGGAGAAAGAAATGCAATTCCAATTCAGCGGTCAATGCCAAGCGATAAACCCGCCGCACATCATCATCGCTGTTGAGCCTCGCGAGAATCAAACCGGAAAGGTCGGACTTCAATTCCAAATCCCTACAACCCCGCCCTTGACCTTCATCGCTTTTTTCGAGAGAAATCAAGCCGAGGAACTCCTTGAGAACTATCGCAAGGCGTTGGATGTGGCAAAGGGATTGAGCAAGAAATGAGGCGAGATCGCGGAATAACAATCATCGAACCATTATTGTTTTTGGCATTGATAGGACTCGTGCTTTTGCTCGTGATTGCATCGGTCGATCTTTTTTATTTTGAACCCAAGCGACAAGAAGAATTTGCAATGCGTGAAGGGTATCAGGCCGGAGATGTGAAGGCATTTTGCAAAGTGTATGACACAAGGGTCGGTCAGATAGAAACCTCGCCTGCGATGAAAAAGCAATTCGATAAATTTGTTCTGGGTGAGTCGGTCGATTTGCCCGTGCAGAAAAAAAGGGTGGCCGTCGTCCCGGTGATCGTTAGATGACCGACACCGCCACCACTTGCTTTTACTGTGATGGCGAGTGCGTTGATGGTGTGTGCATGGATTGTGGGTGGCAAGACCCAACAAAAAAACTGGAGGTGTGAGCCATGAAAAGACAACTGATGTGGTTCGTTATTGGTGCGATTGTGGGAATGATTGGTATCTCTACCTTGTCAGCCTCTCGCGCACAGCGAAACGTAAGCGAAGCCGGAAGCGGATGGACAGAGCGAGACGTTTATCGGGCGATCAATCTTCTCGAACAGATCGCCGATAACACAAAGAGGTAGCCCGTGGATACGATACCGCGCACAGATACCAACCCGCCTCCCAATCCGCCACCGCCGAAAAAGTTTGAATCGGTCGAGGATTTGAAAAAGCTCATGAATTACCTCGAAACCGAATTGAACACGATGCGAGCGATGCACAAAGACAACATGAAAAAGCTCGCCGATTATTTCTTGTTCATGGCGCAGGCGATTGATGGGGCGATATGGTCGAATGACCCAGAGAGAATGCGAAAGGTGATGGAATCGACGCGGGACAATCTGCGATCTACAGCCGTGGATGTGATGAAGTGAGTAAGTGGTCAACCATCATCGATTGCGTCAAGGTTGAACGATGCGCGATCTGTGGTGCGAAAGTGGAAGCGATGCTCGTTCATTTGGCTCTGCATCACAAAGGCGTAGCCCAGTTCGGTGACATATTTTGGTTGAACCGACATGAGGCGATTTACAAAGGGAGACACTATCGTGCCCCGAGCGAAATTCGCGCATCAAAGGTTTGAGGAACACATTGAAAAAGTCGGGAAGTGTTGGCTTTGGAAAGGGTGCATCAAAGAGGGTGTGGGATATTTCACAACAGGGAGCCGTACCGATGGGTCGCGCAGGAAAGAAAGTGTCCTTCGGTTTGCTTTTCGCTTCTACAATGGGCCAATCGAACAAGGTCAAGTGGTATATAGCCGATGTGGGACGATTGCCTGCGTCAACCCAGATCACCTCCGTTGCGGAACTCGACGTGATTTGGTTCTCCAGAGCATCAAGCGGGGCCGATGGATTCAAGGGGACGCTTCGCGATTTCCTGATACATTTGGCGAAAAAAACGGACGGTCAAAGCTCTCGAATGAGCAAAGGCAAGGGATCATCGTCGAGAGAGGAAAAACGAAAGTGATCGTGTTGGCCCGACGGTTCAATGTGACGGAGCAGACGATTTATGCGGTGCAGAAAAACTGGAGGGAAAATGGCAACTTGCAAGATTGAATCGGTCATCGAAATAAAAGAGATCATCATCAAGGCTGGCAACAGATTTGGTGGTGACGTAACCATTCGCGCAGAAATAATGCCGATGCGTGTTCACCAGAACACGAACCCGGAGGTTTTGATAAATTTCCCGCTTCGAGGGGATGTGTCAAGATTGCTGGTGGAAATGCTTGAAAAAGAAGCGATGGTCACAATAGAAAAACAATCCGAGGGGAAAATTTGATACCGCCAAAAGTTCGGTACTGAACAAGTAGGCGGTGGGGCTTTGGGCGTTGGGCCTCGATCAAGAAATCAACGTCCATCAATTTCATGGATCAAGAAACCAGATACCAATACCAGAAGCGGATTAGAGAACTTGAAAGGGAAAATGCCCGCCTTCGAGACTATCGCGATTTGGCGATGAGCATCTACGACAGCATTTTGGAAGTGATGGGAGAGGGGAAGACGTTGAACCAAGTTTGGATTTTGAAACAATACCGAAGGGTCATGAAGTGAAGATAAACGAATTCGTGCAGAAGGCTCATCGTATGGCCGTGAAAAAGGGATGGCACGAAACGGAGCGAACCCCGTTGGAAATTCACGCCCTGATTCATTCGGAGATCGCGGAAGCCACCGAAGATGCGCGGTCGGGCGCGTCAGCTTTTTATGCTGGGAAGGATGGCAAGCCGGAGGGGGAGGCCGTAGAATTGGCCGATGCGGTGATTCGGATCGCGGATTACTTCGGCAAGAAAAATTGGGATTTGGAAGCGGTCATCAAAAAGAAAATGGCGTATAACGCCAGTCGCCCTCATCGGCATGGGGGGAAGCTGTATTGAATATTCGCGGGTGGCTGGTAAGGTATCAGGCGAGATTCATAACCTCGATGAAGCGCGTTCGATTCGCGTACCCGCAATGTTTACAGTAAAAGGGGAAGTGTAAACCATGAGCATGAAACCATATGAGTACCTTGCAATTTCAGAGCTTCGAGTGCCACAGGGGCATCATCTGAATCCATTGCTTCTGGATTATTTGCGGGAGATGAATGATCTTGCCGACAAGATGGGTGGTGAAATAATTTCTCGGCAAGTGGTCGGGCTGGCGATCGCCACTTTTCGTCGCATTTTCCAAGACCAGCCTTGTTACCTGCCCGATTCAAAACCAGCGGAATGAAGTCAAGGAAATTGCCCAAATGGATGGGCGATGGGAATCGGATCGCCGAGAAGGGGGATATCATGATCCTTGCGCTGGATCGGCACGGACTCGATATGCTCGACCTTGCGTTTCTGAATGAAGCCATCGCTTCAAGTGCGATAGAGGGAGCGAAACCGCCTCGGACTGTAGGGGAATGGGACTCGCTTCTCGGGATGATCGCAGAACAAAAGAAAACGCCCGCCAAATGAATCTCATCGATGTTCCCGAAGGCTCGCCCCTGCGATGTAAGCAATGCGGGGCAAAGCCTGCTCGGTGGGCATCGGCCAATGAGAAATGTGAAAGATGCAAAGGGGGAGGATTATATCAGGGGGAACCCTGTGATTGCCTTGAACCCATCTGCTTCGATTGTTGGCTCATGTGGCAAATGTCATAGCACTCTGTAAAAGCTGTCAGAATCAAAAGGCTGTGCGCCTGTATCTCGCCTCTCTCGCTCGTCATTCGACCAAGCGTGGAAGCACCATTCCATCACTTCTTCCCTCGTCTCTGTAAGTTCTTCCTCGGGGCCAAGCATAAGTCACCTCTCTTGAAAGATACTCTCTGAATGTTCTACGTGGAACAGTGTCGAAAAGTTCAGAGAAAAACCAAAGTCACAGTTCAAAAAATGGGGAGAGTGCTAAAATGTTCGCCGTGGAGCAAATGCGAACCTTCATCGTGGAGTTTACCTGTAGAGAATATGGCCTTGTTGAGATCGAGGCCGCGACAATGGAATCGGCGCAAGGCAAAGTAAAAGACGGCCAAGGGCGTTGGATTCACCACCCGTCAAGACTCTTGGAAACAAAAATTATTCGTGAAATCTCGACGGAAGAACTCGCGGCAAGAAAGAAGCGAAGCTAAACCGTTTGAATTTGTGCGGTATAATAATACACTGACCGTACAATTCAGCACAGGGGGCTTGCGCGAGCCAAATGAGCCAAGAGAAAAAAGAGAGTAAGGGGATAGCGAAACAAAAACAGGATGAGCAGAAGAAAGCTTTCCTGAAAGAGTATTCGTCCAAGTTTTCGATTTCAGCCACTTGCTCTGTCGTCGGTGTCGGTCGCGCAACCGTATTTCGCTGGCGAGAAAGTGATGCGGATTTCGCCGAGAAGTTCAATGCCATCGACTCGCAGATTACCGATACCCTCCAAGCCAGAGCTATTACTCGCGCCCTCACCGATGCCGATCAAAGTTCCGCCACCCTGCTGATATTTTTACTCAAGGCCCGTCTCCCCGAAGTCTATCGAGAGAAGATTGTCCATGAGGTGAATTTGCGATTTGCGAATACGCTTATCGCCGATGTGACACTGATTCTGCGGAAGCATTTGCCCGTGGAGATGTCGAACACAATCGCCAGAGAGCTTGAAGCCCTGTCGAACCGTTTGGTTGGACAGGCCGGATAATGCCAGCGGTATTCGAGGCGAAAAGATTTCTCCCCGAAGTCGATTATCAGTCATCGCGAATTGATGCGATAAAAAAACTTTCCAAGTCGATTCTCTCTCCCGTTGTTTCTTTCCCGGAATTTCTTCGCAAAGCATGGCCCATCATCGAACCTGCCAACAAACTGATTGATTCGTGGTATGTCGGCTATCTTTGCGAGCATTTGGAACTCGTCACCCGAGGCGAGATCAAAAAGCTGTTGATCAATATGCCCCCGCGCTATGGAAAATCGAATATCGTGACGATTCTCTGGCCCGTGTGGTCATGGACACAAAAGCCATTTCTCCGGTGGATATTTTGCTCGTATGCGTCGAGTCTGTCGGTGAAACATTCGCTTGCTCGTCGGCGTGTGCTTGAGTCGAATTGGTATCAGGATAATTGGGGCGGACTCGTTCAGATTCAAGATGACCAGAACCAAAAGCACGAGTATGAAAACACGGCGAGGGGCCACATGATCGCCACATCGGTCGGCGGAACCCTCACGGGAAAGGGCGGCGATGTGATCGTCGAGGATGATATGCTCAAGCCCGATGAGGCGGAATCCGAGGCGATGCGGAACCACATGAAACTGATGCACAAGAATGTTCTCTCATCGCGGCTCGACAATCCAAAAACGGGCATTCGTGTTGTCGTCGAGCAACGAACCCATGTGGATGATCTCACTGGAAACATTCTCAAGGATGAAGGGGGCTGGCACCATCTCACCTTGCCCCTGATTGCCGAAGCGAAAACCATCATCGAATTTCCGATCTCGAAGAACCAGAAAGTGCGAGAGAATGGGGAACTGCTCAATGAGCAGAGACACGGACAAACGGAAGTCGATGACCTGAAACGAACGATGGGGACTCGCACATTCGTCGCCCAAGCCCAACAGAACCCAACCTCCGAGATCGGAAACATTCTGAAACGTCAGTGGTGGAAATACTATTCGGTGAAACCGTCGGGATTCGATTTGATCGTTTCGTCGTGGGACATGAGCTTCAAAGAAACCGAAGATGGCTCTTATGTTGTCGGCCAACTTTGGGGGAAACGAAATGCGGATTATTTCTTGCTCGCCCAGAAACGCCAAAGATGTGATTTTGCCGAAGCGTTACAGATGGTGGTGTTGATGTCACAGCAACATCCCGAAGCCCGCGCTCACCTCGTCGAAGATAAAGCCAATGGCCCGGCCATCATCTCGGCGTTGCAGAAAAAGATTTCAGGACTTATTCCCGTGCCACCGATAGGATCGAAGATCGCGCGCGCGCAAGCCGTGTCTCCGATAGTCGAGGCCGGGAATGTTTATCTGCCGGAACCCGCCTTGAATCCGTGGGTCGCGGATTTCATCGAGGAATGCGCGGCGTTCAAGGGAACATCTGGCGAAATCAACGACCAAGTGGATTCGTTCACGCAAGCGTTGAATTGGTTCCATTCGGCAATGTTGGTTGACAAAAGCGAGCTGATGGATGATGGGACGTCGTTCATCGGAGAAGACCCGGATGATAGCGTGGGAGGTTTCATCGGATGATCGATTTACTTTGGCATTGGTATCGGGGGAAGGTGGCCCACCTGAAATATGATCGGGCCTCGACGGAATTGCAGGAATCGGTATTGCACGAGGCGCAATCGATTGTGATTGATCGTCCTGATCGTGATGGCTGGACACGGATGTATGGGCAGAATGACAGAGAGAAAGGCCATATCCAATCGAACCAGCTTGAATCAATTCGCAAGTCGCGTGAGTTCGAACGGTGGAATGCGGAAGGGCATGGGATCATCGGGACGATGGTGAATTACATCATGGGCAAGGGATTGTCGATTACGCCCAAGAGTGAAGACCCGATGGTGTGGTACATATGGCGAGAATTTTGGACAGCAGATCGTAACAAGATGGCTCTGCGTCAATTCGAGATCGTCAAACGATTGTTTCGAGATGGGGAAGTGTTCATTGAATTTTTCGATGCGACTGACGAGGGAAAGAAATCGGGGAAAACAACGATTCGATTCGTCGATCCGTTGCTGATAAAAGCTCCGGTGACACCCGGCACATTGGTGGCCGAGGAAGATAAGAATGGAATTCGCACAGATCCCGAAGATATCGAGAAGGTGATCGGTTACCATGTGCAGAGCCGAGCCAACGAAACGAAATTCAGATTTGTGCCTGCCGAAAAAATGCTTCACATCAAAATCAATTCTGATTCTGACCAAAAACGCGGAGAGCCATTCATGCAGTCGGTGTTGCAACTCATGAGGCATTATGAGCAATGGCTTGAGAATCGAATTCTCTTGAACAAGATGCGCTCTGCGATTGTGTTGATCAAAAAAGTCGAAGGGACACCCACCGAGGTCGCGGCTCTCGCCAATAAGATTCCGAATGCGTCGAACACGGCATCGGGTGAAACCAAGAAACAGGCTATTCGTGGCGGGACGATGATCACCGAAGGCCCTGGCGTGACCTATCGGATGGAAGCCCCCAACATCAATGCGTCAGATGTGAAAGAAGATGGCCGGAACATCAAGCTCTCGATGGCCTCGGGAACAAACCTGCCCGAATATATGCTCGGTGATGCGAGCAACGCAAACTTTGCGTCAACGCTCGTTGCCGAATCTCCGTTCGTGAAGGGAATTCAAGCGTGGCAGATTTTTCTCGAATATTGGATCGGGAAACTCTACAAGAAGGTTTTACAGAATGCCGTCGAAGCGGGAATGGTCGAGGCCCCGAATGATGAAGAATTTATCAATAAGCTGAAACAGGTTCGCAAGCTCGGGGAACAGATCGAGCCGAAAGAACCAGCAGAAGGCGAGGAACCAAAAGAGGGGGAAGAACCAGAGGAAGACCCAAAGAAAGCGGCCCTCGCGGAATTGATGCCAGAAGGCCGGATGGAGATGCCCACCGAGATTTTTTATGGATGCGATATGACGTGGCCCGAGATTGTGCATCGTGATCTGAAACAACACACGGATGCTCTCGCTGTGGCGCGAAGCTCTGGATGGATTGCAGACCCAACAGCGGCGGCGGCTCTCGGCTATGATTATGCCGAGGAAGTGAGAAAGCAGAAACAGGTCGAGGAGGAAGCCGAGATCGATGGGAATCCGCTTCTCGGGAAAGACCCCGGCGTGTGGGACGATGCGGAAATGAATGCAGAACTCAATGACCTCATGGTAAACATGACCCCACAAGAAAAGGCAAAGTTTGTAGCAGACAAAAAGAAAGCGACCGCGACGGCCAATGGAAATGGTGAAGGCGGCGAAGGGGGCCAAAATGGGGCCACGTAAACCAATGGGAGGGTGTTGATATGCCAATTTCAAAACTCGGGCAAATAGCGTCGAATGAAATCAACGATTTGGCGCAGAAGCACTTCGATGTGGATATGAAGATTCGGGATGTGCTGACAACGGCCAGTCTGAATGCCAAAAGTGTATTGGCGACTCGATTGGCATCGATTGTGGAATCTATCGAAGCTGAATTGCAGGCGAACCAACCAAAATTGTGAATTTGAGAGAAGCCACGCATAGCGCGAATGTGAAGACGATCTTGCGGGAATACCCCGCGAGTATCGGCTCAAAGAATTGGCCGGAGATTCAAAAGATGGCAGATCGTGATTTGGAAGCGGCGAGGAAACTCGCGGCGGCGGGAGAAAAATTCAAACAGGTTCGGGCGCGGAATGAGATTGCGAGGCGGATGAGAGTTCAGCGTATTGCGCTCTTTGCTCGCTTGAAGCAAGCGGAGAGGGAGATTCGAACCTTGTTTATGGATCAGAGCATTCAGCTCTCCGATTTTGTTTTGAAACACGGGGATTCGCTCGGGAAGATCAACCGTTTGAATCTCCGCGTGAAGATGATGGGCATGGAAGTTCGGGCGGAACTCAAGAAAATCATCCATGCGTTGATTCGGGATGGGGCCAAGATGGGATTTAGCCATGCGGGGGATGCGCTCTTGCCGATTTTCCAGGCGAATCGAGAATCGTTCAGGGGTGAGGAAGATAAGCTATACGCGGATCGATTGCTTTATGAGGCGAAGCTGACGGTGACGTTGAAGAAATCGCTGGCGAACAAAGACCCGCGAGCCAGCCGTGGAACTGTGAAATGGTCAACCGCGCAATCTCGGGTGATCAAGAAAATCGCCAAGACCAATTTGGCGGGGCAAACTTTTTCTGAACGAGTGGTGGATTTGTCGGTGCGGGCCGAAGCTGATTTGCGGAGGCGGATTGCGAATGGAATCGCACAAGGCGAAAGCCCTCAATCGATTGCGAAAGATGTGAAGAAATACGTCGGGCCATATGATGCGGCGGTGGATGCGGTGGTCGGGCCTGGGCTATATAAAAACCCGTTCCGAAACGCCATGAGAATCGCCAGGACGGAAACGAATCGGGCCTATGCGAGAGCGTCGGCAGAATTCGCAAAGGGAAAAAGTTTCATCAAGGGGATCATGATTACGTTGTCGCCAGCCCATGAAGATGAGGATGTGTGCGATGATTGGGCGGGGAAGATTGTAAGCCCGGAAGAATTCGAGGAATTGGTTCCATTTCATCCGCATTGCATGTGCTATTCGACATTCGTGCTGGCGGACAATTATCTCGGCGAAGATTGATTCAGGGAGGGGAGTAAATGAGCAAGAAAAACGGATACGTCAGTTTTGAATTTGCGTCCGATCTTTCGGAAGCGGTTTTAGGTTCAACCGTCAACAAAGAGAAGGGCGTGATTGAGGGAGTGGTCATCCTGACCGGTGAGAAGGTTTCTCGCAACAAAACCTTCTACACGAAACAAGCACTTCAAGAGGCGGTTTCTCGCTATGAGGGTGCAAAAATGTTCCTCGATCATCCAAAACCCGGAGAGGGTGAGGTGCGATCGGTGAGAGATTTCGGCGGCGTTTATAAAAACGTCCGGCTCGATGAGGGGAAATTCCTTCGTGCGGATTTGCACTTGGTTCCCTCTGACAGTGTGCGAAATATCGTGTTGCCCATAGCGGAAGCCAAGCCCGCAGGGGTAGGGCTTTCGATTCGTGATCGCGGGCGCGGACGCGAGGAAAATGGAGTTTTCCTTGTGGAAGGTTTTGCCGCGAAGGGATCATTCTCAATCGATCTTGTCACCGAAGCGTCGGTGAACGAGACGTTGTTTGAATCAACTCAAGGAGGAAATGACATGGACTTATCAAAAGTCACCCTTGAAGAACTTGTGGAGGGAAATCCGACGCTAGTCGAGTCAATCAAAACTGGTGAACGGAATGCCGTCCTCAAGGAATTCGAGGAAAAGATCAAAGCGGGTGAGGAAGCCCCGAAGCTCTTGGAAAAGAGCAAAAAAGCCCTCGCTCTCGCCGAGAGTGGATTGCCGAAGGAAGTCGCGGAGAAAGTCAAACCTCTCATCGAATCCGATGCGGTAACCCTCGAAATGGCGCAGGGGATGATCAAAACGCAGAAAGAAATTTTGGAGAGCGTGAAGCCCGCTCCCAATGCTGGTGATCCAAAAGTCACCGGACATGGGGCTTCAAAAGACAACAACCTGCAAGAAGCAGAGCTACCGTCGGAAGACGAATTGGCTCGGGCGATTCAGGGATAACGACAGGAGGAAACGAAAATGGCTAATACGTTCAAGTACGTGCGTGGAACGGAAACGCTCCAAGCATTGCCTATCGGTTCCGGCGTCGTCGTTGAAATCGGAACGCATCTCAAGCTTTCCGGTGGACTCGTGACGCCCGTAACCGCAGATACCGACAACCTCGCCTTCATCGGAGTCGCTAAAGAAGCGCATCAAGCGACCCAAGGGGCTGGGAAGATCACCGTTGCTCTGCCCAATGCAGAAGCGATTTACCGCGTGCCGCTGGATGCCGCTTCCACATGGGTGGTCGGCGATATGTTCCAGTTGGATGGTTCGCAGAAATTGAGCAAGAACACCACCGATCCGGTGGCTGTTGCAGTCAACGCAGGGACGAGCGGGACCGAGGTCGAGGTCATGTATCTGCTCCCCAACACCACTGGCGGACTTCGGTTCGTCGGTGATGCCAGCTAATTCGCGTAACCGCGTAGGAGGAAATTACAATGCGTGAAATCATAAACCTCGTTGAAGCATACGAGAAAAAGCATAACCCCAGCGGAACGCCTGCTGGTGCCAAAGTCGCTCATCGAGCGATGGCGGAAGACATCAAAAAACTCGTGGAATCCAAAAAAGTTGATCCGGCTCGGATCAGCTTCAAGGCTCTATGGGAAAGCATGGTGGAGAAAAAGGACTTGAGCGAAAATGTGTCATCGTCCGGCTTCCCCACCATTGCCGGGGAAATCATCTCCTCGGTGATCATCGCGGCCTATCAAGCGTTCCCCAAAGCGGGCGACCGTTTGGTTCGCACGGTGCCATCAAAGCTAAAAGAGTCGAAGATTGCCGGATGGAAAGCCATCGGTAAAATTGCGGCTCTCAATGAACGCCAGCCTTATGGTCAAGTGACACCGCCCGATGAAAAGACGGCGACGATCAAAAACCAGAAATATGGTGGCGTTCTCGACCTGACCAAAGAATCGATCTTCTTTGATCAGACTGGCCAATTGATGGACGATGCTCGCCAGCTTGGTGAGGAAGGCGCACGGTTCCGTGATGAAATCATCATGAACACCGTTTGCGACATTCTCTCTCAATCGCTCTCGGGCGGAGTTCTCTATTCCGCTGGCAACGACAACCTCATCACCTCGAACCCGTTGGGAACGACCGGATGGGAAAATGCTCATGTTGAACTCCTCGACAAAAAGGACGACACCACGGGCAAACCAATCTGGGTGTTCGGTGAAAAACCGATCATGATCGTTCCTTCTGGTTTATATCCGACTGCTTGGAAACTCCAGCAGAACGAATACAGCCCTCTCGGGACGGCCAACCTCGACAAGAACATGGCTCAAAATATGTTCGACATCGTGGTGAATCCGTACCTCGTGAAGGCTTCGACCGACTGGTGGTATGGCGGCTTCAACCGTCAATTCCGCTGGGAGGAAGTCTGGCCGCTTGAAGTGTTCACCCGCGTTGGTCAGGACACTTCCGAAGGCTTCGGACAGGACATCATTCAGCAGTTCAAAGTGTCTCTCTATGGCGGTTGCGGAGCCGTTGATACCCGCTACGTCCTTGAGAACAACGCCTAAATAGGAGATAGAGCCATGAAAAAAGCAATGCTCGCAGTTGTTGCGGTCGTCGCCTTCATGGCCATCGCCTATGCGGCGGCAACGAAGTTCACGAATGTGGACATCACTGGAACGTTGAACGTGGACGGAAACGCCACGCTTGCGAAGCTGGTGATTCCAGAAGTGAATGTGTTGACCTCCACGCCCACCGTGGCCGGACAGATCGTGAGGGATTCGTCCTTCAAGGTCTATATCGGCACCAACACGACAGGCGTGAATGGATGGCAGAAAGTGGGGACGCAAAGCTAAAAAGAATTGGGATCACGGGGGCTGGCCCATCACTCGGCGGGCTGGCCCCCAAGACCCATGACAGGAGGACACAATGGCAGATTCGGTGGCAGTAAAAACCATCGCCACGGGCAAGGATAAGTCGATTTTCTTGCTCACGAACAGAAGCGATGGCTCCGGCGAAACCGGAGTGACGAAGATCGATATCTCTGCCCTGCCCGGTGCGCCCTCTCGCGTGAAGATTTCTCGGCTTGAATGGGCCGTTGAAGGAATGCGGGTGGAACTCTATTTCGACCGAAGCTCTGCCGACCGTGCGTTTATTTGTGCGGGACAAGGAAGCCTCGGGATCGAAGGAATTCAGGACGACGGAACAGGCGGGACAGGGGACATCAAGCTAAGCACCATCGGAGCGGCGGCGAATGCCACCTATTCGATCATGGTTGAGGTGAAGGCGGAACAATGATCGATGAGCTTTTAGCCCAACTCATCTTCTCGAAAGCAGGGAAGGAAATCCGCACGACATATGTTTCGGTCGGATCGCCAGCCCAAAATGTGATCGAGTACGTCGGTGTGACCAATGCCGTGAATGCCCCGACCTCTGCAGAGGTGTGGTACGTCACCAAATTGGAATACAACGGCGATGGGTGTTTGAGTCGGGCGAGAAGTCTGTCGGTACAAAAGGCGTGGGACGCGAGAGCGTCTTTGTTCCCGTGATATGGCGAATCAGTTTGTTTTCAACCCGCTTACAGGTCGGCTCGATATGGTCGAGGGATCGTGTTCGGGCGGGGGAGGGGATGCGGTGACACCATCAACCGTTTTGGCGAAGAACATAGCATCGGCTGTGCCAGTTTCGACAAAAACAACAGTGGTGACATTGCCCGCGGCGGTGACGGATCGCTATATCACCGCGATTTTTTGTTCAGGGATGGAGTATGCGAAATGGTTTTTGGTTCGGAATTCGGCGGATGAAATTATCCAGAGAACAGGGCCGGATCGGGACCAGCCATTTCAGTTTGCAAGCCCGTGGAAGATTCCGGCGGGTGATGTGATCGACGTGAAGGTCGAACATTTTGTGACAGGTGAGACGCCTGATTTTGAGGCGTCCATCATGGGATATTGAAAATGGCTGACATCGGGATACCAAAGAATTGGCTCGTTAGTCCGACCAAAGAGATCGACGATATGTGGAGGCAGGTTTCGATTCAGGAAAAGAAATCACAGATCGCTCGGTGGAAGCAGGATATTGAGGATTTGCAAAAAGGGCGCATCCTTGACCTGCAGGCCCGCATAAAGATGGCGGAGCTTGAGATTCAAAAACTGGAATCTGCAATCGTGGTCGAAGCCGACCTGATTGAAGCCCAGAACACTCAAGGAGGACAAAACAATGGCTGATGGTCATTTTCCAACACTGGTTTCAAAAGATAGAAATGCAAACGTGGCGGGGAATCCGATATTCGTTCAATTGTCGGATGGAACAAATGTACTCAACACCACTGGCGGATCGCTCGATGTAAATATTACAGGCGGATCATCGGCGGGAACGGAATTTGCCGAAGATGCGGCCCATACAAATGGCGATCTCGGAACAGTCGCTCTCGTTGTCCGCAAGGACACCATCGCATCGAATGTCGGTGCGGATGGTGATTATGCCACCCTCTTGCAAGATGCCAACGGTCGGCTTTATGTGCAGATTCATGATGGCGGAAATTCGATCACCGTCGATGCAACCGATCTCGATATTCGCGATCTAACCGCGACTGATGTGGTGACCGTGGTACAGGCCGCGCATGACAATCTGAATCTCAATGCCAACATTCAGATGTGTCTGCGAGCAACCCCGTTCCGATTTCTCGGACAACGGCGGCCAACAGCCAAACGAATCCCATCTATGTGCAGATGGTTGACGTTGGCGTGTTGTCGAATGAAGTTCACAGCTATGACACCAGCTCTGCCGTGGCTTCTGATACTGCTGACAATCACGATTACACCGTGGCGGGAACAACCTTCTTGCTGAAAGAGGTTGTGGTTTCTTCCTCGGGTGGAAGCAAATTCGAGATTCAAACTGGCCCCGTCGGGACTCTCGCGACGATCTTGGTCGGCTTCATTCCGAAGGAAGGTGGAACGATGGTGATTCCGTTCAACCCGCCTCGCGAAGTTCCTGTCACATCGACCGGAACCGTTCGCGTGATTCGGACGAATCGGCAGGGTGCGGCTCAAGACCTGTATTCGACGATCATGGGCAACGACGTAGCGTAAAAATTATTCAGGCGGGGAGAGGTGGGTTTGATGCCCACTTCTCCCCTGACCTATAGGAGAAAATCATGGCAGACATAGACCTGCAAGGGCGAAAGGAAATTCCAGAAGTGGTGGAAAATCCAAACCCAGTAAAGACAGTCAATGTGGAAAAGAAAGCGTTGCCGGAGAGTGAGCAGAAAGTAAAAACGGCATCCGATTTGATCGAGCTTATTCCGACGAAGGAAGGAAACGAAATGGTGGTGTTGATTCAGCTCCTTTCGAGCCTGAACCGGAACATTGCCTTCCTCGCGACGACGGTCAGTAAATTTGTGACACAGCAGGAACAAAAAAAGAATGGCTGATTTACCGAACATCGAGAAGAACCGCGTTGTAGTCGAGGGGCCAAGCGGCACCGACCTCGCGATTACTTCTGCCGGAAATGCTCCTGTTGATTTGTTGAAAGTCGGCGGCACCGACATCACGCTCGGACAAAAGGCGATGTCTGCGTCGGTGCCTGTTGCTGTCGCATCCGACCAAACGAATGTGCCGTCTACAACGCTTGGGCCGACGACACAATATGTTCGGATTGCAACCAACACAACGACGGTGGTGAAATCTGGTGCTGGAGTTCTGCGCCGAATTGTCAAATCGCAGGGGGGAACCGTCACGATATACGACAACACGTCGGCGGCAGGAACGATCATTCATACGCTCGGTGGTACAAACCCACAGGGCACAATTTTCTACGACATCCCGTTCACCGTTGGATTGACGATTGTTACATCCTCGGGTCCGGATCTCGTTGTGGTGTACGAATAATGCAACCCATTGATATAGCATCGTGGACTGATTACAAGGCTCTTGTCGCCAATAAAAAATTGCTCATGCAGTATGAGGAGTCCGAATTTTGGTATCGGATTTATGCGATGGAGGCTGGTGCGTTCGTGTGGCAAACAGCAGTTCAGAAGGGAACCGCTGATGGCGATGATTTTGAGGACAACCATAAAGCCACGGCAAACGCTCCGATAGAAATCAAAGCGGGTGTGGGACGCACCGAGCGCGTGTGCGTGTCCCCGCAACCCAACAACACCATTGAGAAGTGGAAGGGGTACGAAATCGCGTGTGGCGATTCCGATTCGTCTGCGTCAATCGATGTTTCATTCGGGACGAAGATTTACCTGCGCGGCGGTGAAATAAAATCGAAAGATGTTGTGAATGGCGACAAGTTCAAGGTGGAAATCCAGATGCAGATCGCGAGCGTGTGGACGACCATCATGACACCAATGGAAGATATTTTCCTGCTTCCGAATATGCGGGAGGTTGTGAAGGGCGACGATTGCATGGAGTTTCCGACGACGTATCGACTCAAAATCACATTCACACCAGTCAGCACAGGAACGGCGAAGAAAATTTACATCGTGCTGGACTATTATGCGTGATGGAACTGAAACCCGGAGACATAATTTTTTACCCAAACGACGGGACGTTCGTGCGAAACATTTTCGCAAGGATGCAGGAGTGGGCCGGGGAAATGGGAAAGATGTCCCGCGAAACTTCGATGACGCATGTGGGAATGATTTCGACGGAACCGGATTTGATAATCGACATGAAGTGGCCGAGGCCGACCTTTCGGTTTATCGCCGACGATATGAGAACGAAAATCGTGATGAGGCCCAGGTGCGATGAGGTCACGAAAGTGCGAGCGATCTATTGGGCGTACTTCCACATCAATGATCGTTATTCATTCTGGCAAATGCTTCTTGGTCAATTTGGGATCAGCCATGTTCACCAAGTCTGTTCTGCTTGGGTCGCGACTGCGTATCAAGAGGCCGGATTCGCTTTGGTGGGTGTGGGGGATAAGCTCGTGAGTCCGAATGAATTGGTGTCATCGGACAAAATGGATTTTATAGAGAGGTGATGGAATGGGACTCGACCAAACAACTTTGAACACGCAACTGACCGCGATCCAAGCGGCGATCACGGCGGCCCTTGCAAATCCGACGGCCAACTGGCGCGTTGGGCAAGTGGAATTCAATCAGCAGGATTACCTGAAATATCTCATGGAGATGCAGGAAAAATTGATTTCGCTGATGCGGTCGGAACCAAGTGAATCGATTGACACGGTGCAGAATGGTGTCGATCCGCTTGGACATGATTATGGCGAATATCTCGGGGAGCCTGTCGGATAATGGCCCCCCCGCGCGCGGCCATAAGAGCGCAAGCGCAAGTGGTGATCGATGATTGGGCGATCC